ATAATTGCCCTGCCCGCAAAGCTTGAGTTGAACATCGGGCTCTTTATAGCTCGTCGGGCCCAGTCGTAAACCTTATCAAATACAAATAAAATAATTCTTGCGATCACTGCGACCGTAAGGGACACTACAAACAAGTTCCATAAGATCGACATCACTCTGGCCTCCTTACGAAGTTAATGAAGCCGGGGGTGCCATCACCCATCCACGCACCCAACTGATTGTACTCAAAAAACTCGTAAGCCTCTTCTTCAGTGGCGCCGTCCCGTATGAGCTTTTCAAGGACGCGCTGTTTGTCGTACACAACGATTGGCTCCATGCCAAACCGCTCCAACACGCCTGCTATACAATCGTCATAGCCGTCCATCGTTAGCGCTTTGCTTTCGTCACCAAGAAAGTGATAGATTGTGTCTACATACATCTCGTCTACTGCACTCTTAAAGAGCGCCTTTGCTAGGCGTTCTGCCAGATCGGTCTTGCCTTCCATTAGACGCGCCTCCAGATCATCACAGGGCGAGCATGACACTCAGGGCGCCTGCTCTTGATGTACTTACCAGTAGAGGACACCAAGCCCTCCTTCTTTGCCCTCGTCATCACGGCGCCCATGGCGCGTGGTTCATTGGGCGTGGTCTCGACTTGCTCCCACAGATAGTCCGTGGTGAACGTCTGATAAATTGGAATCGATAAAATTATTTTTATCACCGAATCTATCCAGCCATCGTAAGCCAAGTCGAGATTTGCGACCGCTTCGTCCCGAGCGGACTCCCCCTCAAACAGTGACGTTTGAAGGGGATCGCTCTGGGCCTCCTTTAACCACTCTGGTACCAACTCCATTTCTTTGTCCTCCTGTTTTGGTTTCACAATCCTATCTCATCTTCGTAAGATTGCCGCGACCTTCTTCCTCTGACGGGGCGGTGCTAAAGTTGCGGCGGTTGAGTCTGCGTGCATTCCACGCACGAGCGACAAGCTCACTCACATGGTGAGAAGTATGCACACCAGAACCACGCAACAGTTCGTCGCGCAACTTCTTAATGACAGAGCGTGGCCCCAAGTTCGCTCCGGTCGCAAGACCGTAGAAGAACTCGTTTGTCATGTCAGGGTCAATCTTGTTTGCAACAAACGCCATCGCCGCACAAGACGAAGGGCAAGCAACCTTTGCGTTCTTCACTCTAAAGTAGTGAGAAAGAGAGGCCTGAACCTCCTCTGCACCCAAGGCCAAGTAGTATTCGTACGTTTCCTGCGGAGTCCTGATTGAAGGCTTCCTTAAGCCATTCGTAGGATGGTCCTGCTTAGTACCTCCGTAGTACCGATACACCTTACGCACCACAGCGGCGGCTTGTGTGTAGTTCTTGATGCCGTTAATCGCGAAGATGTCACTAGGACTACGCTTCTTGCCGATGTCGTAGTACGGAAAGTTTTCGACAGGCTCACCAAAAAAGCACCAAGCGTCCAACGTCTTACCGCTTTCTACAACAGCGTTAAGGCGGTGCTGACCATCCTGTGTCCGGCCTTCGGTATCAAAAACAATCGGAGCCGGTACCAACTGCCACCCAGTTGCCATCCTGCGAGCATACTCACTAATGGTGCCCTGCGACAATGGGCGCTGATGGTTTTCATCGTTATAGATCAGCGCTTCGTAGGCGATGTCAGGGGTGATGCTTACGAGCTTCGGCCCTGCCGGAGGATCAAAGATCCAGTTCTTGAACTGCTCCGGCGTAACCCTTTCGGGGGTAGCTTTCATTTTAATTTCCTTTGGTTGAGTGTTACTTCCACCAGACATCCCTGACTGGTGTGCGGTCTTTTGCAACGTGCTCCAGATATAGCTCAACCGCATCGACTATAAACTGGTTCCTGCTTAACCCTAGGCGTTCAGAGTGTTCATCCACCCCCTGCTTTGTCGCAGGGGGCAGACGAACAAGGATACTCCTCCTCTCTACCACGGCATGTCGTCGCCGTTGTCATCCGGCGCCACCGTGTTCGACTCTTCAGGCTCGTCGGGGACAACAGCCCCATCCTTCGGCGGTGCAACCTCAAGTCGAACGTATCGGTACTCCACGCCTTTCTGTGACGTGCGGTTCCACAGCGCGGCCTTCAGGGTTGGCATAACGCCCGTCTTTGCCTGCTCGACCATCGCTTTGAGGAACTCGCGTTCGATCTCAATGCTACCGACCTCGGAGGGGTGGCGTTCGGTCTTTGCATACTTGTTCTTAAAGAATGCAAAGTCCTGCTTCGGTCCTGCCTTAAAACCTGTCATTACTGAATCTCTCCTGATAGTTGAAGTGCTGGGTTTCCTACTGCTTCCATGTCGTGCAATACCGCCTTGAGTTCATCTACGTCAGCGGCCTGTACTGCGGCTTTGACTCGCTTCTTGAATGCGGCGTCAGGCTCCCACCCCTCTTTGTTCAGACGGTTTGCAAGAGACTTCACAGTGCGAAGCATTTCCTGCGCGTAAACCTCATCGCCGTTTTCCTTCGTTGGCTCCGTCGCCTTTGGCTTTGGCTTGGCCTTCGCCTTTGCTTTTGCCTTCGGCTTCGGTGCAGCCTTAGAATTATTTTTCTCTGCCTTTTTGTTTTCTCCGGGCGGCAAGTCCTCACCGGCATAGATGTAGTGACCAAGACCAAACAATGCGAAACACTTGACCATGCATCTCATCTTTGCGTCACTGATCGACCTAGCATCTGGATTGGCGATTGCCTTGTGCCGGTAGTCCATCACCGGAAGCCACATATGCTGGCTGACCGAACCAATCGATACGGTGCAAGACACAGCGGCTGTGCCGCCGGGATAGACGATGTGGTCGAGATGCTCGCCGTCACCGTGCCAAGCAACCTTCATGGTGGGGAAGTTGTTCATCATTATGCCCCAAGCCCAAGCCCATGACAGATACGACAGACCGTTCCTGTCTTCCGTATGCTCGTCTACGTTAAGCTTAGACAACGTTTGCCAGATCTCTGCGGCTGTTGCTTCTTTGCTCACGCTACTACCTCCTTTCACTAATAATTAGTTGATCGTTGTACTGTGGGCAGAAGTCCGAAACCGAACAGTAGGTTTCACATCGTATGTAGCTTGGACCTCTTTTCCATCGCTCCTCATCACTGCAAGGCACCACTGACTCGCTTGAGTGAAGCTCAACACGCTGTCGCACAAAGTCCTCTGCACGGCGCGGCAACCAAATTGGTATGTCGATTTGCACAATAGGCGAGTCAGGATACTTACGGTTAGACTTCTTTGGATGAGGGTTCTTCTTTCTTGCAGACCAGTCCCGGCACACTGCACAGATGGTTAGCGACTCAACTGGCATGTCGTTTTGACGCAATAGCCAAGCGTAAATATTGAGTTGCTGTTCCCACTCCGGCTTGCCTACCATCGTGCTGTAGGTGCCTGTCACTTTGTAATCGGTGACATGGCCTTCGTGGTAGAGATCGATAGCCCCTGACACAACGTAGCCATCCATCTCCGCAAACCATCGCTGTTCCACCAGTGCTTCCTCCGGTGCATGGCCTTCAAGTACAGCGTGAACACCAGTACCTAACAGCGCAAAGAGGCTGTCAGCAACGTCGGTAGACAGCTTGTCTTCGTGCTCAGCTTCGAGTCGGCTGATTTGTGGGGGGCGAATTAGGCCAGTAGCACTAAAGTCTGCCTCCCCCTTGGTGTAGCCGTCGTTCTGAATAGCGCGAACAAACTGTTCCGGCGCACCGTACTGGTTGGTCACATTCATTGTACGCGCCACACTCCAATGGTCTCATCGTTGTAACGAGAAACGCGGAACCTACGGGAGTCACCCGAATCACGAAGACGCCTGTGCTGACGAGACACAAACGAACGAAGTGTGTTACCAACTGTGGTGCCCTCCTCTGTGTCGGCTTCAGCGTCCACGAAGAAGCAGTCTCCAACCTCTAGCTCCATGATTGGGTATCCATGCAACCCTCTTGTTGGGGCGGGGATACCTTTGTGAATTTCAATAGTCATTACGACACCCTCCAGATGCCAATTCCAATGTTGTTTTTCTTTACGGAAAACTTCTTGTTCGACTTCTTCGACAACCTCCAGACATAGCTACTCAAAGCTGAGATCGTCTGGCTTGATTGCTCCTCGCTCATGGGGAGTTCAATCATGTCACCGACATCAATGTCGTCTAGCGGCAGGTGCCCCCATCGCCGCTTTCGACCAGATGTCTGTGGAGGTGCCCCGACATTCTGGAGCACGCGGAACCGTGGTTCTTGTGGCACATTTCCTCCTGTTGTTGTTGGTTGGTGAATCCGGTTATATACTCCTAGACCGGAAGGGGGTGCAAATGATAAACAAACTGAAAAAGCAGCGCAAGTCCCTTGAGCAAATACCGTGTACGATTACTGTTTACGGTGAGCCTGCGTCAAAAGCTAATTCTAGACGGCTAGTTATGATGGGTGGCAAGCCTAGGTTTATCAAAAGCAAAAAAGCATTAGGTTATTCCTCTAGTTTTAATAAGCAAATTAACTGTAGAAAAGAACTAATAGATAATGATGTATGTGTAGCTATTAAGGTATTTTATAAAACTAGAAGACCAGACTTAGATGAAAGCTTAATACTAGACTTGATGGAAGAGAAGATATACAAAAACGATAGACAGGTAAAAATTAAATATATTGAGCATGGTTTAGACAAAGAAAACCCACGAGCCGTCATCGTTGTTGGTCCGGTTGATCAGAAAGAGTTGGTCATCTCGACCTTGCATCGCACCCTAGAAAAAGAAGAGGGGCGCCACATCCCGAAGGAGTGACACCCCTCTAAGGCGCGACGAAGGAAAAAGGAGGGAGAAAACCTCCGGCGCACTGTCCTGCTACACCCACTCAACCTCTGATAAGTAAATGCGTCATCCTTCTTGGCGCAAGGCCCTAAAAATCCCAGTCATAGTCATCCTCGTAGTCGTAGTCTCTCCATCGCCCCGTAACCTTGTCAAAGGACAGCGGCGTAAACCCATTCTTGCCTAGCCAAGACCAGCGCACCTTCCACACATGAGCCTCCGGTGGCTCCTCATCTCTCTGGTGGCGCCATGCGGAAAGACCGATGTCAGCCTTAGCAAACCATGCGGCAGATCCTGCAATGTCGTGCCCCGTAACAATAGTCTTCCTCTCCGCTCTTCGGTCGGGGGAGATCTTAGTTGGATGCGCTACGAAAAACACATGGGCATCGTGCTCCTTGGCCCATAGCTGAACCTGTGTAAGCATCTGACTAATTGCATCTGTCTCTCTTAGGTTCCTGCCTACATCAATGTAGTTGTACGGATCAATCACCAGCACTCGGCACCCCATACGCATGACTGCGGCACTGGCAACATCCAATATGCCTCCAATGTCAGTCGGTCCTTCTCGTCGGTAGTCCATAAACAAGAAGTGATCCTTGATCCACTGAAAGGCAAAGTCTCGCTCTTCGGTGTCCATCTTGGGTGTCGGCCCATCAAAAAATGGTTTACCAATTATTTTTTGTGCAAGCTGCGCCATGTGAAGCTCGGGCGGTTTCTCGAACGAACAGTACACCGTCTTCCATTCATTGCTCTTCGCCAAGTTCAAGCAGATCTGATCCACAAGGTCTGACTTACCAGAACTTGGAAAGCCCGTAACCACGGTTAGCATACCCGTAGGTATCTGAATGAGCCTATCAAGGCTTGCAATGCCCGTAGAAGCCCCGCGAGCCTGACCCTTCTCATACAGGTCTGTATACGACTGATCGTACACAGAGGCGTTGTGAAGCCCTACAGCAGGGAGTGGCTCTGCACCCTCGAATGCGTTCAGTAGAAAGTTGGAGCCTTCGGCCATCAGCGCCTCCGACGCATCCTTGTGGCCGTTCAATGAGATCGTCCACACCTTAGAACGTCCGATCCTCCGAAGCATCTCTTCCTTTAGCGCGTCACCCGGATCATCTGAATCCGTATTCAACATGATCCTGTTGGCTGAGTCGAGCTTTTGCTTCGCTCGCCAGATGTAACGGAACTTGTTGTCATCTGCCGGATCAATCTTGCCATCTCTCACCTTGGGCGGGGCGCCGTTGGGTATAGAGACGACTGTTACATTCGATGGAAGATCGGCGCTCATCCAAGACAAAGCGTCAACCTCGCCCTCGCAAATCAACAGATCGTTGCCCTTCTTGTACTGCTCAATATTAAAAAAATCTTCGCAAACATTTTGTTGACTGAACCGCTTGGTCTTGTCCGCGCTACGCCACTTGATCGAAGTAACGTCACCGGAGCGATCACGATAAGGGAAGCCAACAGCGGGAAGCCGTGATCCAGAGAAGCTGTACTCGTCAAGTATAGCGTGCTTCTCCAGTACATCCTCGGAGATACCCCTGCCAAGCATATACTCCTTGGCTGTTGCGTTGGGCTTTTTGCCGTTCGGTTTTTCCATGACAATCCTTTCCTTTTTTACTGGGGGTCTAGTGTACTGTGCCTGACTGTGCGTCCATCCTCCATGAGTGCCACAGTGGTGGCAGTTATATTGGACGCCGACGCCGTCTACTTTTACAGAGAGTGGTCGGTCAGCATTGTTCTTGCGCCGTGTCCCCTGACAGACGGGGCAACGTATCTTTCTTTGGCCGATACCGATGGTTGAGCAAGCGTCACGAATCTCTGTTGGAACTGTCTGTTTCAATCTTTCTCCTTTATAGCATTATTTTTTTACATTGATTCGCAGTGCGGTTAAGTGGCCTTGGGCTTTGCGTTCGGTGGTGTGAGTAGCAAGCTTCTTCCACTTGCCACTTTTCTTCACAAACACAGTTTTGCCAACGCGCTTATACGGCATCGTCCTCGCTCCTTCTGATAACGTTACTAATAATTAGTGCAACCGCCGCCCATGCGCTCCGCAAGCGTCCAAGTTTACGCTCGGGACACGTCGTAAACTGCATTGGGCCATTGACAATAGCAGGGCTGTCCCAACAGTCAATCAACGCATCACAGTTTTGGCAAACCCACAACTCCATAGCCCCAGATTTGGTAACCAAGAGGGGGTCGTGCCCACTAAGAACCGACCTCACTAAAGCCTTGTTTCTTACTCTTCTTGCGCTAGACGTTCTCATTGTACACCTCTGTTTTTTGGGTTAACCCACTAATTAAAGTCAGTGGGCGGGGGTACCATCAATCTTTCTAGTTGCTGAAGGCAGAAGTTAACCATATGAACTCGGCCTTCGTATGCGTCATCCTTTTTTGCATCAGCCTCGCACCACGCTTTTACAACTTGAAGGATGTCGTGAACTGAATATAAAATTATTTCTTCGGTTTCAATTAATCCCTTGTCGTCTGTTAGGTCTTGCATCTTCAGGCCTTGTCTACTCATTAACTTCCCTACATAAACAAAGTGGGGACTCAGGCTCTCTTGGCCTAGTCCATAAGGATATAGAATTTAAATCGATCAAGGCTGATCGTATCAAGGCCCGGTCTGCGGGATGCATTCGGTACCATGCCTCTCTGTCTTGAAACTTTATAAGAGCCTCTGTCAGGGACGACACCGACTGTTGTGCGTGAGCCGCCCATTGATCCAAGAAGTTTACGGCGTCAACCGCCTCCCCTGCGTGATCGTCCATTGCGGTCCAGTTGACCTCTGCCATTCCTTCATTAAGGATCGTGGATGCATCGTCTGCCAGATTCTCAAGCGCATCACTGATTCGCTCTAGCAGTGGCTGTCCGGTATCAAGATTGCCCTTGCTCATGTCACCACTCCTCGCCGTTTATCGTTACCGGAATCATAAATCTTCCGTAACTATCTATTATAAATTTTTCGTAGAACTGAGGCGCTTCTGAGTTTATGCCGTCACAATCATCTACATAAACTACCTGAGTGCCGTGCTCGTCTGCCGCCTCCTCCATTAGTTCAAGGATCTTGTGAAAGCTGTGATCCTGATTGGCAATACTCATGGTCCTTCTCCTTTTTAAGTCAACTAATAATTAGATGTATGCAACCTCGCCCCACTGCCCTTGGTTCATAAACGTTGGGGCAACGTGAGTCGTTACCCACAGGACAGGAAAGCTAGGCTCGTCAACGTGAACATATCCGTACCCATCGGTTAGGTAGATCAAACCATTCACGCCGTCGTTGTTCTTCTCTAGGTACTTAAAGATTGGGTCAAACGATGTACCCCCTCCACCTCGCCTAGAGAAGTTTATGTTGTGTGCATTCGTGCCTCTGCTTGTGCGGTGCTCAAACCAAGGCTTGTTTGTGTCTGGATTGATGTGAACTCTGCTGTCCACATACGACACCATGATCCGGTCTATGCCCATCCTAGCAGAGTGGGTCAGAAGGTTGTGTCGGAATCCCGCTTGCTCCACCTCGTCAACAGACGCCGAAGAGTCCCAACAAACCCACACGGTTCCGGGCAACCTGTTCCGCCCCGGCATATAAATATTATTTGGAATAAATCTTTTGTTGGGTCTGCGCCATGACCGGCCACCGCGAAGGTTGTTTTGAATGAACCGTGCAAGCTGACGCTCGGGGACGAGGTTTGCTGTTAGGTCTGAGTTGTCCACCATACTTATGTCAGAACCCGCTCCGACGCCCACCGACTTCTCAAATATCTCTGCACGAGCGATGCGCTCCTGCATCTCGTCTACAGCTTTTTGTATCTGCTCGGGATCGTGAATGTCAATGTTCTTGGATGGAAGCACGGCGCTGTGCCCCTTCTCATCAAAGTCTGTAATGTCTTGTTGCTGTTGTTTCCTGCCGTCAGGGTCGCCGCCACTGGTGGGTGGACCACGCTGTGGCTCAGGCCCCTTGGGCGGGGGGTTTAGCACACGCTCGGTAAGAAGCTCGTCAGCAACCCTCTCGGCTGTCCACGATGTACCCTTAGAGTACTTCGGGTGAAGAAGGAACCCCTCTGGTAGGGAGATCCAACCGCTCTTCCACCCCGGAGACTCAACGAGCCTGCCATTGATGATGTAGTCGCAAGCAACGTTCCATATCTTTGCCAACTCCCCAACAGGAAGCGTGCCTTCGTGCCGCTCCATCCAGATCGGAAACCTTACAGAGTGGAGCGACTGGTCGTGCTTAATCTCGTGCTGTTGCACGCCCCTGATTTCGGCAGAGGTTCTCTTGGCTGTCCAAGAGGGATTCATGTAATGCGTCTCACCGTCTGTGGCCCATGTGGGCTGACTGCGTTCTACAACCAGTGGTACCGGCCCTGCAAGTATTGCGTTGCGAGGTATCTCCTCGCACAGTTCAGCCTTGTGATACTTGGCTCGCTTTAATTGCTTTTCCTCAAGGTCTGTCAACTCTGGGGCGCCGTCACTTACAAGCGCCTCAGCGATTGATAGACCACGCTCAACAATCTCTTCCTCAGTCATAATTCCTCCTTGTTTTTTTTATTTAAGACAGTAGCATCTTGCCCAACACTGACGAGGCGGTGTCACCAAGATCATCAAGTCGTTCCGACACCTCGTCTCTTGCGGAGCTATCCTCGCCGCCAAGTATCCCGCGCATCTCGCCCATGTCGTCTCCCGACATATTGGTTAGACGCTTGTGCAGTGATCGTACCTCTCCGGCAAGATCAGCCATGGGGCCAGTGCCCCCGTAAAAACTTCTCTCCCAATCTTCCAACTTCTTTGCCATCTGAGGTAGCTTCTCCCAATCGTTCTTGTACGGGAGGGTGTTGCCGTCACGTTGGTTTTCTGTGTCAGGATCGTACTGCCGAATCATGTTCGACTGCTTGTCAGCTAAGGCCATGACATCACCAACCAAGTCTTCGATGACATTGCATACGCCTTGCTTCTGTCGCTCGACGGCGTCCTCGGCAATCGAACGGAACAACTCGCTGTGCTCTCCCTTGAGTTGCTCGTGGCTCGGCGTGTCAGTGTTGACGCCCTCCTTGTAGACATCCCAAGTAAACTTGGCACGCACTTCATCTACTGGCGGGTAGTGCTTGGCCAGTTGGGCCTCAGACATTTCGTACTGACCCTTAGTCAGTGCCCGATAAGCTCTCATGCCATCCCTAACGTGGTCAGGGTACCGCTGAATAACGTCTTGCATTATGGCGGTCTCCCAAGCCTCGAAAGCTTTCTGTATCTGTTCACTGATCTCGCGCCAGTCTTCAATCCGTATCAAGAAGCCACCAACGTTGTTGCTGTTACGCGCCTCGCCGCGCTTCTTGGTAGACCACGCCATCCCCTTCTCCTCTAAGATCTCCTTGGCCTGACGCCTAGCCTTGTTGAAGCGGGTGGTGTACTGGTTCTCCATGCGTGTGAACGTGACGTTTGCTCGCTTGGGGTCAGCCCCCGAAGCAATCATCTGCTCACGCAACGTCTTGTCGCTTCCCTTGTTCTGCCACACGGTTGATGAGTGAGCCACGAAGATGTGGCCGTCAGCATGGCGCTCAAGGATCTCGCCCCACTGCTCATCGGAAATGCTGGTCTTCATAAAATCCTCCTTAACTAATAATTAGTAGTTGTCGCCAACACCGGCTCGGTGGACACCGGCTTCGGCAGTGTTCTTGAGTTCGGGGTGCGTCAGGAAAACCATCCTCTGGAAGGTTTCAGTCATCTCATTGTCGCAGATGATTGACATGAACTCATGTGCATTTGACCAAGCGGTGCGTCTCTGGTCCTTGGTTAGACCGTCTTCAACAACCCTGCCAACCATGAGGGCCATCGCCGCGAACTTGAAGTCCTCAAGTGCCTTACGCATATTCATGGAGTCCTCTATGAATATGTTTCGTATCTCATCGGCGTTGCCACTAGGGTCTTCGAGTAGTGGTATCACCACCGACATATCACCCTCAAACCCTTGTGTCGCAGAGAAGGTTTGAAAGGCGGTGCGACCGACGACACCTGCACCCGCTGTTCGCAGGTGACCCTCGCTCCAGTTCCAACCTTTGACAACCTCGCCGTTCTCTGCTGTCCAATCCTTGATGGCAACGATCTCGTTGAGCACCTCGGTTGACCGAAAGGAGTTGGTCTGGCTTGGCAACGATGGAGGTGAGCCGAAATCAAACAACTCTTTCTCGGGGAAGAACAGACAGGCCGTGCTGAACAGAGGGCTCAAGCGAGTCCCCATGTGGTCAACAAAGTCCTGCGCGGTGCCCAAGACATTCAGTACTAGCGATCTGTCCTGAACGTCAGCGGTCATCTCGTAAGCACCGGCATTGTCCTCAACCCTGTTGCCTGTCATAACAATCAAGATCCCAGAATGGAGCGACCAGTTCCAACCAAGGGTTCGCTCGTGTCCGATCTCTGCATAGATCGCATTCAGGTCAATGTTCTTCGGTGCCTCATCAAACAAGATGACTCCCTCAATGTCGTCCAACTCGGCAAGGTACTTCAGCGTTTCAACGATGTACATTTGAAACGACTGCGCCGACTGGTTTAGCCATGGCATAAAGAAGTCCTCACGAGCCATGCCTGAACAGTTGACCCGCAAGAAGATGTGGTCACCGTCCTGCGCTCTGCCGTGACGGATGTTGACCCAACGTCTATTAGATCGCTCGGCTTGCTGTACCGAAAACTGCTCGGTAGCCTGAGTCTTGCCCTGTCCCGGCGGTCCTAGCACCAAGCCCATCAGCTTGGATCGTACGGGCCAGAGAACCCTCTTTAAGATGTCGATGTACTGCTTGACGCTTACTGCCGGAGGAATGTCCGGTCGTGTCTCAATGCGTGTCATCACGCTCTCCTTTTTGTGAACTAATAATTAGTTCGGTTTACTGAACCTACATAAAGATAATTGAAGTAAAATTTATGTCAACTCCCCTCACTAACTGTCGAGTCCTGAGAACTGCTCTGATCTTGCGACAACCTTGCCATGATAGCTCTGGCATCCGGTGCTCCGGCATCCATTGTATCCAAGCAAAGCATCGCGCTCGTTGCCATACCTTTGCATCATGTCCGACAGCACAGAGGCACCCCTGCATACAGAGCCGTCTACGCTCTGCATGGTGCCCTCGCAACCCCACTCGTCTTCGTGGAGTGGCATGACTTGGTACAAGCCCATAGCTCCGGCGTAACTCACCGCCGTTGTATCAAGCCAAGGGTTCTCCACCATCAGCACACCGACAAGCAACGGCACAGACAGGTCATGCTTTTCGCTTGCAGCCCATATGCTGTTCGCTATCCTGTCGATAGCCTCGCCGTCTGCACACCCATCACTCGAACACGGCCAACGAGTCTGGCCCAAGAACAGTGCGATAGGATCAGGCTCTGCATAGACGGGCGTTATCTCCACGACGGGAATGTCAGGATCAGTACAGCCCGCCAGAAAAATTAGAACGTAGAAAATTATTTTTTTCATCATTGGGTGTCCCACTCGCGGTCCAAAGAAGTCTCCTCTACCGCGTCAGATGTTAAGTGAACCCATGTAAACTTGTATCCTCCGAACCAATAGCCCCACCTATCGAAGCGCTTTGCAATTGTTTTTAGTTCGTTGGTGTTGCGGAAGCTCAGGCCGTGATCCTCATAAAGAACGTGCTCAAGGTGCCGCCACCTGTACTCTAGCCAGTCGCACACCGTCAGGCGCCATCCACCGGCATCACCATTACAGCATATGTGCCACCACGGTCTGGACTCTGGGTAGCAATAGTGCCGTTCTGAAAACAGATACGGCAACCTGCCGTGCCACAAGAGCCAGAGCCTCCGCTTGACGCGAAACTCAATCCTCATGCACATAACCTTGAAGAATAATTTTGCCACCGCCATGAACCCTGCATCAACAACACGAAGGTTAGCGTTCCCTAAGTCTGCAACATGGATAAGCTGTCTCAGTTGCTCCTCCTTGTAGAAACGCTTCCTCCACTCAAAGTCGGGGTCTTTTTTCTCTAACTCTTCTAGCTCGCGAACCTCGTTTGCTACTCTCAAGATGCGCTTACCTAAGCTTGAAGTATCAGTTAAGTCTTTTATGTCCATGTTTATGCTCCTTTGTTTTTGGGTTAACTAATTATTAGTTGATTAATATTTAGTTACCCTGACAGTGAACCCGTTGCGGTTTACGATTAGCCATTGTTACTGTCCCTTCTTTCAAAAAGCTCTTCTAGTAGTTCCTGTTTACTTAGTTTCTCATCGTAGACCTCGGCCCTGTTGGCGTATCTGGCGTCCAGAACGTCCCACTTATCGACTGTCATTAGTAGTTCGTTTAGTTCGTGGATTTGTTCTTTTACTTCTAGGATGTCTTGGTCCAAGCGTATGGACGCTGAACGAATTTCTTGGCGTGACTTAGTCATTGTGATTCTGCCTGTTAGGGTATTTAGCTATGCGTAACTTTCTAATTGCTTTCATCTCAGCGTCACTCGGCACATACTTGGCTAGTGCGTGACGCGCAGTCTGTGGTAGCCTGTGCTCTATTGTCATACCTGACAGCCAGTCGTCAGTGTTGTTAGGCCCCAGATACTGGCTTTTCAAGTATCCCATACGCCTTGCGGTTGAGCTTTGCATGAATGCAAGGCAGTCAATTGTACCCGCCATGTCTCTCTCCTTTTTTTTAGTCAACTAATAATTAGTAAGCTTTACAATCTGTGATTACGGGTTTTCTTGTTACTTTAAACTGCGAAGCGATCCTAACTTCGCAGGGCTGGACGCACCTGTTCTCTCCGTCCATAATCACAGACCGTAAGCTTTACTTAGCTTGTTCATACTCTCGTTCACTGCCTCCGAACTGCAACGACTCGGAGATCTCTTTGACAAGCCCTACCTCTTCCCAGTGTTGAGACTCCTCGGACACTAGGGGACGAAGCCCCGCCGATATAGCGTGAGGGACGTTCTCCTCAATCTTCTCGTAAACCGTGTCAGGGTTTTCGGGATAGCTAAGGGTGATATGAGCAAACTTCTGCATCACCGCCTCCTCGGCATCCTCGGGCGTCGGAGCATCCACTACCACTGTCCACACATGGGTCTCAATGATCTTCACTGTATGTTTAGCCATCGTTGCTCTCCTTTGTAAGACTTGGATAAAACTCCCACTCACTGTCTATATATTTTAAAGTAGGAAGCTTTAGTTTTTCGTTGACAGCCCTGAGTTCTACTTGGCATATATCACACGCCAAGTCGTTTGCCATATGCTCGTCGTCAGCTTCAACTTCCACTGTCCAGTAATTTTTTGTTACAACCTCAACTGTAAACTTAGCCATCGCTCTGCTCCCTGTTGTATTGTTCCACGATAAGGTCTATGTACTTGGTCTTGATTGTAATGTCTGTCCAGTCAATAGCGTGTTCGATGAACCAAGGGCAAAAGCCAACGTCCCAAGATTGATCAGTATAGAAGATTGAGTGGGTTCTATGTAGCCGTCTCGCGTTTGGAATGAGATGGCAAAGCGACTCTTGTACATGTCTTGAGTCCTTATCGATCCAATCGGATATAAGGGTTGTAACGCTGGCACTTATCCAGACAGCGTTCCCGTCGCGCTCAAAGCCCCTGTGATTAACTGCCTCTAGCACCGCCTCCCATAGTGCCATGGCATCCACGCCGAAGTTTATCGTGGATGGCCCCGCCACGTTGATTTCCTGATCTCTTCTCATTTTTCGTTTCCTTTTTGAAGTCAACTAATAATTAGTTAAGGATCAACATAGTGTCAACCCCTGTCAATCACCATCCTTTAAGGTCTTGCCACCTCCCTGTCTGCGATGAGCTTGCGCTCGCTGGCGAGCCACTCGTCGAGGCCCTCGAAGTTTGCGACGATCTCGCGCACTCTGTTCTTAGCGTCTGTGTGTAATTTCCTAGCAGAACCTTTTGGCGGTTGGCGGTTGAGTTGGTAATTCCCTCTCACAAACACACCCCTTACTCGTAGACTAAAAGACTCATCCTCTAAGGCTTCGCAGCCAAATAGATCCACACTGTATCCAATTACGAATAACTCCTCGTACAGCGTGCCCAATTCTTGCGAGATGGTCCCAAGCCAAACCCCGTCAACGTAAATCTCTTGATTCTTTGGCTCATCCCACATTCCGCCGTTGTCGAGCTTCGTGAAAGTAACCTTGGCCATGCCTCTTTCCTTTTTTAAGTCAACTAATAATTAGTGAAGCACTGCATCCTACATACCAAAGCTAATAGGAATCAATATGGTGTCAACCCCCATCAACTATCACATTGTTTAATGACTCGAAAGAATCAATAGGCGTCCAACTCTGCGAACGTAACCACCCATAAGCGGTGTCCTCCTTGCTCCGAACCTGCCTATGTGTGGAACCGCTTCGCGAGGGGCGATGATCAGCCTGATGCCGAACGGCCCCCTTATCTTTTTTACTTTTCCGGCGTTAAGCATTTTACTTTCCTTTTTTAAGTCAACTAATAATTAGTTGTGAGCCTCGGCCCGTGCCTCATTCAACACGGGGAGATCCACGGCCCTACGATTGTTCTTGCGAACGCTACCCTTACCGATGCCATGCGGAGCGATCACTACCGACGCACCGTCTAGGCCTGAGCACATACCGCAATCCTGACACGTTGCCACCCGTCCGGCCTCTTCCGATGCAGGACACACAGTCTCGAAAGACATCACCTCTTCGTTCGGTCTCGTGACCCGGAAGCTACCCACACCCGCACGACGGGCCGATATAGCATCCTCGGGCGAGTCTGCCGACACCTGACACCACTTCAAGACATCCCTTAGCTTAGGGCTACGCCATTGGTGTGTGTATCCTGTATGACCCTTGGCGTAGCGGGTGAACGCCTCCCATACCCACATGGGCACCGCCGCCGGATCACCGTAGCTACCAAGCCTAGTCATCCTACCCGTAGTCAGAGCCGACAATTCGGATGGCGTTACCTTGGGAATGTTACCCGCTACATATGCCCGATAGAGCGCAAGGGGTGCCTGACCGGCATTAACGTAACACCCACGGTCCCAGTACTTTACGCCATCGTACCCTTGTGGGCGCAATGGACACGCACCACAAATCGACGCATCACCGCCAGTCTTGAGCGCTTCCATCGGGCTCATGTCCGACCGGACAATGTGAGACTGAACCATATTGCCAGTCTTGGAATTGTTAGAGGCTCGAAGCCCTGTAACAAATACCACAATTGGCTTGCCATCGATTCGAGATGGCCCTTCATAGGCCACCACCGAATTGTATCGTGCCCGTCCTGTTTTCGTGAACAAGTGTTCCACGTTGTTCCCTCCCTTTTGGGTCAACTAATAATTAGTGATGCTAGAACGCAATTCCGATTAACAAATTCATGGTGCCCTGCACCTTGCGCTCTCCACAATCTTCGCACTCATAGTTTTCAGCGTCAGGCTCACACCCGTCTTGCTCATAACCGCAAGCGGTGCAGATTCCAATATTCTCTAGCCCATACGTTGAGCGTTCGTAAGCGTCGATGACTTGCTCGGTACTAATTGTTCCGGCCATGATGGTTTTCCTTTTTTTAGTCAACTAATAATTAGTGATGCGTTTCATCCTACACACTAAAGCTAATGAATGTCAACATATATGTCAACACCCCTCAACCATTAACAGCGGGGAGCGAAATTTATATCCAGACTGGCTTTATCCAACAGCTTTTCAACCTCGGCAACACTCTGCCATCCGATAACTTCGCGATGTTCCGATAGACGATACCACTCATCATCTTTGTTCCAGATTGCGACCTCAGCGTCAACGGAACCCGCTGCATCATAGTGGTCCTCATATGCCATCGCGTGACCCCTACGAGAGCAGTAATTGCCCGTTCCCCACTGGATTGACGTTGTTAGTCCGTTCGGTAGTGTGATGCGTACACCGTTCGGACGATCACCGTCCCCGACATCAATGGTGACGGGTCGGTGGACCGGACTGGGCTTGCTATTGCGCCCACTAACCCAACCAACCCAATACTGTACTGTATGGTTCATGGTTCTTTTCCTTTCAACTAATTATTAGTTGTGTGAAAGATCCCTTGGGTCCGAACAACCCAAGGTGTACTGCCCTGTGGTGCTGAGAAACTTTTCTTGATGCGCCTTCAATCGTACGGCAGGGCGCGGTATATGCGCGTCCGGTAGCGCGTGCTTCAACGCCCAGTACGCTGAGTTTACGCTGTTGGCTTGTCTAGCCTTCAGCCACACGGTCAAGTGTTCTCTTTTGATCTCACTAAAGAGATCGACATACATCCCTACATCTCTACGCCAAGCCATGAGGCCTCCTTTTTGGCGGTGAACTAATTATTAGTGGAGGTGCTCGGACTCGAACCGAGGTCCATCCCGTACCCTTGCGGGTCCTTCGAGATGTCGAAACCTGTTCTCACCCCCGTACTTCATCCTACACACTAAAGCTAATAGATGTCAAGATGTTTGTCAACACCCATCAACTATCCGACAAGGCTACCACGATGCATAGTTGTCATCCATGTATCGGCCCACATCTAGACGCGCCTCGGCCTCATCGCGAGCCTGTTGATGTTGCAGGGTATTGTCAGCCCAAGCCCCATCAATAGCACTCTCGTGCGTGTCATAGGTGCCCACAACCCTGAAGACATCTCCCTTCCCATCGACCATATGCTTGTTGATGTGGTCGATGATATCTAGACTAATCTCAGAGTCATCAAAAACAACGTAACGCCACGGCAATTTTTTTGCGTGCGGTCGCGCCCAATGCGCTTTCTCATCCGGCTCCCTGCAAACGTACACCACGATAAACTTTCGTGCCTGAGTCCACCAAGTCGTCTTCATCATTTTCTCCCTTTCAACTAATTATTAGTTGGATTACATCCGGTTAAAGGATTCCCAATTTTTCCAACAGCGATGATCTTCCGGCACCGCTATGATCACGCTTTCATCCTCAACCTCTACGGGTAGCGCACCCGTCAATACATCCTCCCGCACCGCTTCGGGCACGGTAGGAAACGCGGAGCCAAACTGGTGCATGGCTTGGTCCATGTCATCCTGAGCCATTCCCTGCCACCAGACCAGAATTCCCGGCGTGTACACGAGCGGGTTACTGCTGAGTCTGTAAGTTTTCATGATCCGTTTCCTTTTTTGAAGCCAACTAATTATTAGTTGGGCTAGTTACTAGGCATTCTTTAACATATTAAAGCTAACAGATATCAATACAAACGTCAACCCCCCTCAAGAGTTACCAAGAGGGGGGTCAACTTAACTAATTATTAGTAGATCGGTTTTGCGAAGTACGAGTTGATATCAATGTTCTGCTCTTTCGCTTCGTCACCGGCCATAGACACGGCTTGTGCGTACATCATTTGCCACCAAGCGTCAGTACCCTCGACCAATGGCTTGCCTTCTGCATCCGTGCTGTCGGCGGTGTTCTCCCAATCAATAGCGCCGTCTGTGAGATAGATGTCGTGTCGGCGTAGTCCGCGCTGTTCTTCGACCTCAACCTCGACCTCCTCCAACCGCGACACTAGTGCCCAGTATCGCTCTTCGGCGGGTGATTTGCTCATTTTTTTCTCCTTTTAACTAATTATTAGTTGGCTTGGTGTCTCCCAAGCCCTACACCTACGCACTAATATAAGAGATGTCAATACAGGTGTCAACACTCTTCAAGATATTGACGGCTAAGTCTTAGCGTTTATCTTGGGATATGACTATACCTAAAGGGCTAACCCCTAAGCAGAGCGCATTCGCCGGATTTGTGGCGTCCGGCTTGTCCTATTCTGACGCTTACAAAAAAGCGTATGAGACCAAGGGCAAGGATGCGACCGTCAACGTACTGGCGTCACGACTCGCAAAAAAGAACCACGTCCGCCAAGCTATCGATGACCTGAAGGCTGACAAAAAAGAAGCCAAGCGCACCCACGAAAAGCTAAACGCTAAATGGATTCTCGAACGCCTCAAGTCTGAAGCGATGGACGATAGCAATCCGCCATCCACACGGGTACGGGCACTCGAACTACTAGGTAAGAGTGAAGGGGTATTCGATGAGTCTTCCACCGTAGTGGTAGAGCATAGGAACCCCGATGAAATCGAAAAGGAATTACGGGATAGGTTATCTGGCTTTTTTTCTGAGGCGTGATATAGGCCTAGAAAGGGTAGCATAGAGGGCCTCTCGAAGCCTCGCATACGAGATCCTAGACCTAGTCAACTAATAATTAGTTGGTCGATCCCTCCTATGATTTACCTACTGTCGATCCCTCCTCTGATTTACTTATTCGATCCCTCTTCTGGATTACTTATTGATCGATCCCTCCTGCGGGTTACCTATTCGATCCCTCCTCTTGGTTACCTATGGCCAACTAATAATTAGTTAGGTACAAAAAAAAAGAGCGGGCCGACTCCGTTAGGGGTCGACCCGCTCTTGGGGTACTGCTACTGCTTAGCTACTGGCAGCACGCGCCTCAGCATACTCTGCCATTGTTGGCAGTGGCTTGTAGCTTTTCACCTTGGGATTGGCCTTTTCGTGGACCCTAGTTCCCATTTCATCCAGAGCCGTGAGCCAAGCTTGAAGCTTGACCCTCGCCGTTAGGCGCGTGGCCATGAACTCGCGAGCATTGCGAGACTCGACGCCATCAGGACCTTCATCAGGAAATAGGTCGCCGACAATATCGACGGACTCGCCGATAGGTAGAGACTCCAGAAGATCCTCAAAGTCTGCTCTGCTAACGTCGGTCGTCGTCTTAATGTTCTCGACGTTGTCACGGATGTCCTCGCAAAACTGCACGATGCTTCTAGGACCAGAGATAAAGATCTTATCCTCTGCGACCATGCGAGCCATTTCCTCGCGTACTGCCTTGGTCTTTCCGTAGTTATGCAGAGCCGTAAACATCTTGTGCCCTGCCATAGTCGGCGAGCCTAGATAGTTGGCGCGAGATTCTCGCACCTCCTCGCTCACGGTATCATCGTTCAGAGCCTGATTGATACAGGCCTCGTGAGCATCCTTAACACTCAGCTTAGCCTGTACGCCATCGTTCAGGACCCTAAACAAATCCTTGGCAATTTGCTTGCCCTTGGTAGCGGCACGCTTGCCAGTTTCAGCAGTCTTCGCGCCTCTGCTCATGACCTCAGAGATCGCAGCCTGAAACTGCTCTTGGGTCATGGTTACTACCGGAGCCTTGGCTCCGCCCTTCCTTGTGCGTTTAGACTCGCCAGTCTTACCGTTGCTCATAATAGTGGCGCCTCAGTGCGCCTAACTAATTATTAGTTGCGGTCTATCTTAATCGTCCACGGTTCCGCTTACCCGTGAATCATACCCGCCAGTGGAGCCCGTCAGGACCTTGGCCAGTTTCGAGAGTCTGCTGACAGCGACCGCAATCACTGTATCCAATCGACAAGGTAAGCTATAAAGATCAGCAACAAGCGTCAACACCCCTCAGCAAATTTCTTTTATGTCTATAAAAGGTTGACAAGGTCAAGATATGTCCAACCGGATTAGCCGACACCCGCAACACTCTAGCCCGACAATGTCAAGAGTTTCCAACTAATTATTAGTTGAGGCCATCCGCTCCACTTTACCCTATGGGCTAGGCTCTAGGGTTCCGGCTAGGCTCGACCCCCAGTGCAGGGGGGTAGGCCGACACAGCGCGGGGCCGTCCCGCGCGTGTAAGTACAGTTTTGCACAGTTTCTGAAAGAGTTACAATTCCCTAAACCACCTTTTCGTCTTTGGCACAAGTCGGGTACTTTTGTGAAAAAAATTACAACAAAAAAATTGAAACTCTTAACCTTGGTAGGTTCTATTGGTGCTTTTGCTGCTAGTTATTATCTAGCTAGTTATTATCTAAATAGAAAATAACTAGCTAGTTATTATCTAGATAATGAATCTAGTTTCTTATTTAGATTATATACTAGTTAATACTAGCTTTTATCTATATACTAGATATTATCTATAGGGGGGGGTTAAAAAAATGAAAGCGAAGATTCACATCAACCAGCACAAAATTCGCCGCAACACAAAGGAAGGGGAGCGTGAGCCGGTGATTACCGTGAAGACGTACAAGAGCAATGAGTATGCTTCGTCTGTTTCAATTAACGGTCCATCTGTTGTGGTTTACTCGCCGGACAAGCCATTGTCTTGTGGTGCCAAGGTCTGGATAGAGGCTGAGTATGAAAGCTTGGTTTTGGAGTAGTTACCGTCAGGTGGCTTTGTTTGCAGTGCTTTTTGTGCTGTCTAGCTGTGCTGTTGTAAACTCGGGGTGTTGGTCTGGGCTGAACAACGTATATTGCCAAGACTCAGAAAACCTGAATGAGGAACGGCGGTGGAATATCCCCCCAGCACCCCCCTCTGGATTGAATGCGACATGTGTGAAGAGTGGTGGTGCAGCCTCCATGACAGCCATGTCTTTGACTGCATCTGCCCCGGAATCGAAGAGTTAGTGGAGTTTGGTGTAGACCCCTACTCCACCCCTAAGTCAGATCCTAAAGTTTTACTGGCAATAGCCAAGAGTCTTGGTAACGATGGCGCTATCAAAAAAGGAAAAGCGTGAACAGCGCAGGGAAAGGCAGTTTGGTCCCAAGGCAGACTGGATACGGACACTGGAATGTGCCGCCTGTGGGCGTGATGGACCCAGTGACCCCGCACATATAAAGTCCCGAGGCGCCGGGGGTACCAGCGACCACCTAGTGCCGCTCTGTAGACAGTGTCATACCGAACAGCATGCGAAAGGAATTAAGACATTCTTTTCAAAACATGGTATCATTGACACATTAGAGTTAGCCGAGCGGTACCACCAGAGGTGGCTTTATGCAGACTACTGGCAGAATAGGGACAAGGACATCCTCTACTGAGCCATTGCCTATAAAGATGACTGACGTTGTGTCGGTTATTGAAAGGGCCGTAGAAGCATATCGCTCTGCCACCGCTTCCATGAGGGGTACGCGATCAAAAGCATCGCTTCACATGGATGACTACGCATCTTGGTCGGATGGCAAGGTCCGTTACACCGGGGACTCTGCGTCAGACATTTTAGAAGAGTACTTGACAGGGCTTGGCTTTAAACGAGAAAGCCAAATGTTCTATGACTTGGGCAGAATTGTCATGGACTATGCAGAGCTTGGCGTTTTTTCACCAACAGAAATTGAATATTGGTGTACACTCAACAAAGTAAAGTACGAACTATAAATATAAATCATGCAAATTGACATACAGTCTATTAAATCTAAGCTAGATCAACTGCCAGATTCCGAGAAGATGGAGATCCTCGGGCTGTTAGATGAGCTTGAGACGGCAAAAACCAAAGAATTGTCCCACGATGACTTCTTGGGGTTCGTAAAACATGTGTGGCCTGCGTTTATTGAAGGCGATCACCACCGTGTAATGGCTGATGCGTTCAATAAAATCGCAAAAGGTGAGTTAAAACGCCTGATTATCAACATGCCGCCGCGTCATACCAAGTCTGAATTCGCCTCTCATCTGTTTCCTGCGTGGTATTTAGGCAAATTTCCTGACCGAAAGGTGATTCAAACGGCACACACCGCTGAATTAGCCGTAGGATTCGGTAGAAAAGTTAGAAACTTGGTTGGGTCCGATGATTATCAGGGTGTTTTCCAAGATGTGTCCCTTGCATCTGACTCCAAGGCCGCAGGTCGCTGGAGTACAAACAAGAACGGGGAGTATTTTGCTATTGGTGTCGGCGGTGCGGTGACAGGTAAGGGTGCCGACATCCTGATTATTGACGATCCGCACTCCGAACAAGAAGCGGCGCTCAACGATCCGTCGATTTACGACAAAACCTACGAGTGGTACACTTCTGGACCACGGCAGAGGCTGCAACCGGGCGGTAGTATCTGCGTTGTAATGACTAGATGGTCCAAAAAAGACCTGACTGGCCAGATTTTAAAGTCATCAATCCAGCGTGGCGGCTCTGATGAGTGGGAAGTCATAGAACTTCCTGCAATCCTGCCCAGCGGCAAGCCCTTGTGGCCCGGATTTTGGCCTATCGATCAGTTGGAGGCACTAAAGTCAGAGCTTCCGGTGCCGAAGTGGTCTGCACAGTACCAACAAGACCCCACATCAGAGGAAGGAGCGCTGATCAAGCGCGAATGGTGGAAAGAGTGGGACAAAAAATCTCCACCACGCTGTGAGTTTGTGATTCAGTCGTGGGATACAGCGTTCCTTGCTAAGGAAACCGCAGATTACAGCGCCTGCACAACATGGGGCGTGTTCTACGACGAAGATGGGAACTCAAACATAATTTTACTGGACGCATTGCAGGAACGTTTGGAGTTTCCAGATCTGAAAGCGCGTGCCTTTGATATGTACAAGGAGTTTGAGCCAGATGCGTTTATTGTTGAGGCTAAGGCGTCTGGTTCACCCTTGATCTTTGAGTTGCGGAGGATGGGCATTCCTGTAAATGAGTACACACCTAGTCGCGGAAGAGACAAAGTTGCTCGCGTAAACGCAGTCTCTGACTTATTTTCATCAGGATTGGTTTGGGCACCTAAAACACGCTGGGCAGACGAAGTCATTGAGCAATTCGCTGCCTTTCCTGCTGGAGACCACGACGACTTGGTGGACTCGGGCACGCAGGCGTTGCTTCGGTTTCGTCAGGGTGGCTTTATTTCAATTGAGAGCGACGAAAAAGAAGAAGAGTTTTATCGACAGCGTAGGGCAGCGTATTACTAATGGACGAAGAAAGTTTTCTTGATCGGATAGACAGGCTTCTGTCGCCGGAAACTCCAGCAGAGATGGGTGCCACCCTTGCTGCTGAGCGTACTCCCTACTTGGGAACAGGTATGGATATCGGAAACTTTCTTATGGGCCTACGCAACAGAGATGCCGTAAGAACGGGGGCTGGCGCCCTTGCTGCACTCCTGCCGTTCGTTGGGGCCGGTACGCTTAGGAAGGTTGGTGGGGCTGTATCTGACAAGCTAAGCAAGCCAAAGGCAAAATTTCTTGGTATAAAACCAACTTATGAAATACAGGACGACCTTGCTATAAGGATGGGCTCACAGGGGGGGCCACGTCTTTTTCATGCAGATCCCGGTCAATTAGATGATAGGATGCGAAGGGCGCGTTACTATCCTATTGGTGGCGAGGCAAAAGTACAGGTAGCAATAGAGCCCCGTGAATTAGACCTTGAGACAACTTTCTACCCAGAACTTATAGAAGAAACGGGTCAGTTGGATTTGTTTCCGAGAGTACAGTTGGTGGCAGAAGCGATGAACTTAAGCAAGCCACGCAATATTGGTCACAGGGGGATAAGAAGCTTAGGGAGAGCCGTAATAGAAGATTTTGAAAAAGCACACGCTGGGCTATACAGAGCGGCAGGGATTGCTGGCGATAGGGCGACTGGTGTTCACGCGGCTGATTTTTTGCACGGCTATCCCCATGAAATGAAACTGCCTCGTAGCTTTTTCTTTAAAAAGCCAAAGGCAAGCCGTAGAACCGATGCTTACATGAGAATGGCCCTTGACCCTTCACCTCGGTCTCCTCAAATAAATATATCTCAACGCGATTTATTTTTGTCTGGAGCGCGGCAGGCGACCGATGATGAATTGCTTGAGTTTCGCAAAATAGCACCGATACAACGTGCTGACCCTGAAGAAGCAATGCTTAGAGCGCAAAGGTTAGTTTCGGGCGTTATGAGCCCTGTCGTTGAGCACACTGGTGATTTGACTCACCGCTTAACAGATCACCTAGGCCGTGCGGTAGGAGCGGGCAAGGGGGCTGGATACAGTCGTCCAACCTTTCTTAGGATAATGCACGGTGATGTTGCACCTAAACTAGACCACATGTTAAGGCGGTTAAATGATCCTTATGGGTTTGAAAGAGAATTTGCAGAAAATTTAGCAAGTAACGCTAGGTCTGCGGGTATTCCGTTAGATCAGTACAAAAAACAGGCTTACGCTGCCTTGCAAGAATACGCAGACGAGCACAAAAAAATTCCTGTTTTTAACGAATTGCAAAAACTTTCTAGGGATGCAGCAATAGCTGTTGGAGAAAGAAACTTTAATAAAGCAAGAAGATTGCTTGAGCGGTTAAAAGAAATTTCTGATAATGAGAAACTCTTTCTAAGAAAAATAACCGAGATCGGGTTTGATTGATGGACGAGGAATTTCTTGACCGAATAGATCGACTGCTAAACCCGGAGGGTGCCACTGAAACAGGAGCACTTCTTGGTGCAACAATGACTCCGGGCGCCTTAGTTAAGGATCTACTCATGGGCGACGAAAAACAAATTGTTGCCTATGGCGACGATGTGTTGGATATAATCAGTAGAGATCCTGTTTTTAGTGGAGGCATAAAAAGTTTGCGGAGTCGCTAACTAAATTATTGTAATGGACGAAGACGATTTTTTTGACCGGATAAACCGGATACTTAGGCCCGAAGGCGCCGCAGAGATGGGCGCGTTTCTTGGCGCGTCTATGCTTCCCGGCATAGGTGAAAGCATTGACGTTGCCGACATCCTTATGGGTCTACGGGAACGGGATGCTCAAAGAATAGGCTTCGGGGCACTAGGTCTAGCGTTGCCGTTTGTTGCTGGCGGCACACTTAGGAGGATTGCAGGCGGTAGCGGCATGGATACGCCCCCTTCTACTGTGCCAAAGACACCACCAAAAGATGACTTACCGGACGGACCGTTTAGTGAAGAAGAGTTGCTGAGCATGACGGTTGCCGACTTCCCTGCAAAAGATCCCGGAGAAGTCCAGTACAAAACGGCTCGTAGACGCTTAGGAGAAAGAGAAAGAGAACTGCCCCTCATACTCCGAGCATTAGCAAGGTCAGACGACCCAAGCGTTCCAGAGCTTGAGCGCGAACACTTAGAAATGTTTTGGAATCCGACATTGGGAGACTATGACAGAAGTGCTCATATAGGAGCTTTTATGGATCAATGGGAGGAAACTGGTCTTGTAGATTCAATTACAGACCTTGACTTTGAGGAAGCCTTGCAAGTTTTTCGGCACTTAAATGCTGTTGCTCGCGAAACAATTCCACAAAGAGTTGCAGGCATTCTTCAAGATTATATGAAGACCTACGACTATGGCACGGGGCGTCCCCAAAAAGTAGACCCAACCTTTAGTGGTCCTCGAAAGTTTAGAGTGTATCGGAGCGACGACAGACTGGACACTCCAGTTATTGGAACTTCGCCAATGAAAAGCACAGCAGATTTTTGGGCAAGGCGGGGAGGGACAACAGGGAAAGGATTGTACAAAGCCCGTAAACCCGGAATCCGTACATTTGAACTTGAGCCAGAAGATGTGGTTCTTGATTTGCCGGGATTTGCTGATGAAGTCGGAGCAACGTTAAGGTTTACAGGCGAGCAAGAGTTAATGGCGCTGCGTGATACTCTCGCTCGCAAAGAAATTATAGATTCAGATGATTTTGAGTTCTTGGAAGATTATTATTCTGCTATCGCAAGAATAGGAGCAGACGATCCTCCTGCGGCAGATCTTCGCCAACTAGGACGGCGCAAGGTTGTTCGAACACCAGACTCTCTTTTAAATGAGCCAAGATTATTAAAATCTAGGCCAGCAAGAAAATTAGAACTAAAAATTATGTCACGGATGCGGGAGCCCGGACAAATTCCCGAGGGGGGCCTTGATATAACTGGGATGCCCTTTAGTGACGAGTTGCCGGTCAGGAATCCTCGTTATTTTGCAGACGATCCGTTTATTGCGGCTCCAGACTTAGACCTTGCTCTTGAAGGCACGGGTCTTCATCGCTTTATAACGGGTGCTGCTGACCTTACAAACAAAATGACAAAAAACCTTGACCCAGAGAGCCCTTTGTTTGTAGGCCTTAAATCAGCAGACGGGGCGGAGGACAATCTTGAGTTTACAAGAGAAGGGTTGCAGGCTTCAATTGACGACATGCTGAAGTATTTAGGTCAGGACCTAATGGCAGACAGGTACGATATGGGTAATGCTCAGAAAAGGTGGGCAAAAGGCCTTGCAGAGGGCACACATGCGCTCTCAAAAGATGAACGACAGTTACTTGACAAGGCTAAAATGTTTATGACTAAACATGCTGCATCCGACGATGAAGCATTTTCAATGAGGCTTTCTTTGCAATTAAAAAGAATGAGTCATGCACATCAGGTTATTCCTGTCTACAATGAAATGCAAAAGCTTGGTAGAGAGGTTGCCGTAGCGGTCGGAGAAAGCGACTTTCTGCGTGCAGAAGAGTTGCTAAAAGAACTAAAGCTTATAGTTAATGACAAAAATTTATTTAAACGAAAAATACTTGAGTTTGGTTTTCCAGACCCAGATCTTCCAGAAATAATACGGCGCCGCGTTGGCTACTAGGCAGATAAAATATGGCTATTGATAAAAGTTTAGAAGCAGTGATGGAGCTAATTGGTGCTTCTGGAAACTCAGATGAAATGGGTGTTGAAGTTGTAGACCCATTTGGAATGGAAACCAATGACGAAGTTATAGTCATTGAAGATGACGACGGCGGCGTAACAATTGACTTTGGCGGCACCGACACCCTTTTAGGTGGAATGGATGCGCCTTTTGATGCCAATCTTTCTGAGTACATGGAAGAAGATGATTTGATGCATTGTGCGTCAAAGCTTGTTGCTATGTACGAGGACGACAAATCAAGTCGTAAAGAATGGGAGGAGTCCTACAAAGAGGGGTTAGACTTGCTTGGGCTTGAGATGGAAGACCGGACGACACCATGGCCCGGTGCCTGCGGGGTCTTCCACCCGTTATTGTCCGAGTCGGTTGTTCGTTTTCAGGCACAAACCATTCAGGAAATTTTTCCTGCTCGCGGCCCGGTAAAGGCACGCATATGGGGCGTTACAACCCCTGATACAATTGCACAGGCAGAGCGCGTTAAGGAGTACATGAATTACCAACTCCTTGAAGTAATGACCGAGTATCGCGCAGAAACAGAAAAGCTTTTGTTTAGCTTGCCGCTTTCCGGCGCCGCATTCAGAAAAATTTACTATGACCCAACCATGGACCGTCCGTGCTCCATGTTTGTGCCAGCAGAAGACTTTGTTATTTCGTACGACGAAAGCTCGCTGGATAGTGCAGAGCGTTACACACATGTAATGACCAGAAGCTCGAATCATATTCGCAAGCTTCAGGTCAGTGGCTTTTATCGTGACGTTGACCTTGGAGACCCAGAGCACTCGGTAGACGTAATAAAAGACAAGTACGATGAAATATCTGGTGTGTCGTTTTCCGGGCAGGAAGATGACCGCCACCAACTCCTTGAAATGCATGTTGATTACGATCTACCCGGTTTTGAGTCACCGGACGGAATTGCTCTGCCGTACGTAATTACAATTGATAAGTCAACAAATAAAATTCTTTCGGTCTACCGCAACTGGGACGAAGACGATCCTATGCGGAAAAAGATTCATCATTTTGTTGATTATGGATATGTGCCCGGAATTGGGTTCTATAACCTTGGTCTAATTCACATGATTGGTGGGTTAGCAAAATCAGCTACTAGCTTGCTTCGTCAACTGGTTGACGCAGGAACATTGTCGAACTTGCCGGGCGGCTTGAAGACCCGTGGCCTGCGAATCAAGGGTGACGACACACCAATTATGCCCGGAGAGTTTAGGGACGTAGATGTGCCCGGCGGTGTTATTCGCGACAACATTACGTTCTTGCCTTACAAAGAACCTTCGGGTGTTTTATACAACCTGCTTGGTAACATTGTAGAAGAGGGTCGCAGGTTTGCGTCAATGGCTGACGTAAAGATTGACGACATGAGGCAGGACGCACCTGTAGGAACCACGCTTGCTATTCTTGAGCGTGCAATGAAGGTGCAGTCAGCCATTCAAGCGCGGGTTCACGCAAGCCTTAAGAAAGAATTTAAAATTCTTGCACGAATTATTAAAAAATACACTTCGCCTGCATATCCATACGAAACAGAAGAAGGCGAAAATATTAAGGTCGAAGACTTTGATAATCGTGTAGACATTATTCCGGTTTCAGACCCGAACGCATCGACATTGTCGCAGCGCATTATGCAGTATCAAGCAGCCTTACAGCTTGCAGCGCAGTCGCCAGACCTGTATGACATGCCACTGCTGCACAGGCAAATGATGGAACTAATCGGCATACCAAATGCAGATAAGATTGTGCCAAACCCAGAAGATATTAAGCCTGAAGATCCTGTTTCTGAAAATCAAAACATGCTTACGCTTAAGCCTGTTAAAGCGTTCGAGTATCAAGATCATACAGCGCACATTCGAGTTCACATGGTGCTAAGGAATGATCCACAGATTGCTCAAGACACACAGAACTCCCCAATGGGTGGCGCTGTAATGGCCGCTATTGATGCACACATTAGGGAGCATCTTGGGTTCCAGCTAAGGGACCAGATTGAGCAAGAGCTTGGGGTACCGTTGCCGCCAATGGGCGATCCGCTACCAGCAGATATTGAAAAGCGCTTAAGCGTGCTTGTTGCCGACGCCGCAGATCAGTTACTCGGGAAGAAGCAACAGCAAGCACAGGCAGAACAGCAGGCTCAGCAGCAACAAGATCCGGTCATCCAACAGCGTGAGCGTGAGCTTGCAATCCGTGAGCAAGACGTACAGCGGAAAGCGCAAGCAGACGCTGCGAAGATGGGCCTTGAACAACAAAAGCTTGCTGCAAAACAACAGAAGGATGCCGTAGATGCCCAGATTGCAATGGAAAAAATCCAGACCGATAAGATGGTAGACATGGCAGAGCTTTCACTTGAGGAAGCAGAACTGCAAGCAAAGACAAGCATTGAACAAGACAAACTTGAAGCAGAAGGTTACAAGTACGCAATGGATCAACTAAAAGGAGAGTAACTAGTGGCCGACAGTGTTCTTGGCTCGCTAAGAAAAAAACTTAGAAAACAAATGAACGATCTTGCCGACGCAATGTCGGTTGGCTCATGCACTGATTACGAGCAGTACCGACAGATGGTAGGAATGATTGAGGGCCTAGCTTGGGCGGAAAGGGAAATCCTTGATCTTGAAGAAAAAATGAATGACCCAAACGCAAAGTGGGATTAATGCCTGCAAAAAAACCAACGCGAAAGCGTAAGACAAAGTCACGGGTAAACGAAGCCGGTAACTACACTAAGCCTACGATGAGGAAGCGGCTTTTTAACAAAATTAAAGCGGGCACCAAGGGCGGAAAGGCTGGTCAGTGGTCTGCCCGAAAAGCGCAAATGCTTGCTAAAGAATACAAGGCTAAGGGCGGGGGCTACAGAAATTAAATGGCTAAGAAAAAAAGCCAAACAAGCCTAGACCGCTGGACTAAACAAAAGTGGCGGACCAAAAGCGGTAAGCCTAGCGCAAAAACTGGAGAACGTTATTTGCCCGAAGGCGCTATTATGGCTTTGTCTGCTGAAGAGTACAATAGGACAAGCGCTAAAAAACGCGAAGACACAAAAAAAGGAAAACAGTTTTCAAAGCAACCAAAAAGTATTGCAAAAAAAACTAAGAGGCATAGATAAAATGGCTAAGGGCGTAAACCATTACTTAAAGGACGGCACCGTGTGGCGCAAAGGAATGCACAAAATGCCAAACGGTCACTTGCATACAAACAAGACTCACACAAAAACAAGCCAGCGCTTGTTCCACTTTGGTGAGTTAAGTGACAAGGCAAAGGTTAAAGCTAGGTCTTCGAGGAAAAAAAATGCCTAAGTATTGATTTTATTTTTTTTATATATTTATTTGTTGTTGCAGGACGCATCGCTAGTTCGTAGCGCACTTACAATACGGAGGTCTTAATGACCACGCTTCAGGCCGAAGAGGCCACAGACACTGAGAGTGTCGAAGCTGAAGACGCACCGCAAAGGAAAGCGTCACAGCTACCTGAGCCGAAAGGCTACAAAATGCTTATTGCCCTTCCAGAGGTAGATGAAAAAACGGAAGGCGGCATTATTAAATCAGCCAAATATCAACACGAAGAAACTATCGCAACTGTTGTAGGCTGGGTTATGAGCATGGGGCCAGACGCTTACTCTGACCCAAATCGTTTTCCTAACGGACCATACTGCCAAGTGGGTGACTGGGTGGTGTTCCGCGCATTTAGCGGCACTCGTCTAAAGATCCATGGCAAAGAGTTCCGCATTATAAATGACGACACTGTTGAGGCGGTAGTCGAAGATCCGCGTGGCATTGAAAGGGCATAACCATGACAACTAAAGAAGAGGCATTTTTTGGCGTCAAGAATACTGTAGAAGATCCTGCTGATATGGTTCAAGATGAAGATAATCTTGCAGTCGAGGTGGTAGATGACACCCCTGAAGAAGATCGGCCATATGTAAACGCAGAAACAAATACAGAAAATGATTCTGAAAGCAGCGAAGGCGACGAAAAAGAAATCACCAAGGTTGGGCGCCGCGCACAGGATCGGATTAAAAAGTTAAAATGGGAATACCACGAAGAGCGCCGCGCAAAAGAACAAGCTGAACGCATGTCAGAGGAGGCTATTCGGGCAACCCAACAGTTGCATACAGAAAACCAACGCTTGCTAGAGCTTGTAAAAAGATCACAGTCCGCCCTTGATACACAGGCAGAGGGTCGAGCTAGGGCAGCAGTGTCTATGGCTGAAGATATGCTTCGGCGTGCAAATGAGTTAGGCGATACTGAAGCAATTGCAACCGCGCAGAAAAACTTAATTGAAGCAAAAATGATTGAGTCAAATCATGGTAATGTTTCAAGCGCTGTTGTAAACGATTGGAAGTCTGCGGTCATGCAGCAACAACGACAGATGGATGCCCAAGCTCAAGCGTATCAACAACAGTATGCTGAGCAGTACGCTGAGGACCAGCAAGTGCCTCAACCTGACCCCAAGGCTATTGAGTGGCAGCAAAGCAATGAGTGGTTTGGAAATGACTACGAAATGACAAGCTTTGCGTATGGAGTACACGATAAAATCGTTAGTGAAGGTATTGACCCAGATACAGACGAATATTATCAATTAATTGATTCGAGGGTTAGAGAAGTATTTCCCTCTTATTTCAACGAAGGTGAAGGCGCCGACGTTGCACAACGCCAAAAGGCAAAATCCGTAGTAGCTCCAGCTAAGAGAGGTTCTGGTGGAGGAGCACCACGCACAGTGAAGCTGACGCAAACCCAAGTTCGCATCGCGAAGCGTCTTGGTCTCAGTCCGCAGCAGTATGCGGCACAGCTAGTCAAGGAGAGTTGACATGAGTAAGGATCGCGCACCAAGAGAAAAAAGTGGGATCGACACTCGCGAAAGCGGTGAGCGCCAAAAGAACTGGGAGCCAGCTTCCATTCTACCAGATCCCGAACCGCAGGACGGTTGGGTTTTTCGTTGGGTAAGGACAGCCATGGTTGGACAAGTGGACAATACCAACGCATCTAAACGGTTCCGTGAAGGATGGGAACCAGTGCGAGCAGAAGATCATCCCGAGTTACAAATTATGAGCGATCACGGCTCTGAGTGGGCAGCAAAGGGCGGCATCGAAGTCGGTGGCTTGCTTCTTTGCAAAGCGCCTGAAGAGTTTGTGCAACAACGGCAAGAGTATTACGCCAAACGCGCTCGGGACCAGATGCAAGCAGTAGACAATAATTTCATGCGTGAAAACGATCCTCGGATGCCGCTTTTCGCGCCCGAACGTAAAACCACTGTGACCACCGGGGGCGGCAACTCTTAAGGTTGTATCCTGATTGGTCGCAAACAACTTAGGTAATAATTCAAATGGCAACTTCAGCGACACCTTATGGTGCGCGGCCTATCGGTACCCTTAGCGCTTCTGGCTCATATACGGCCAAGATTCGGCAACTGCCGATTGCTAGTGGGTACGGTACCGCCATCTTTAATGGTGATTTCGTAAAGATTGTTGCAGACGGTGACATTGAGAAGGATACTGGCACCACTGCGCTAACAACTTGCGGAATCTTTGTGGGTTGCTCATACACGCCAAGCACGACCAATCAGAAGACCTTTAATACGCAGTGGCCTGCGTCCACGGTCGCCTCTGATGCGATGGCTTACGTTATTGACGACCCATTTGTTGTATTTCAAATGCAGGCTGATGAAGCACTGAACACTACAGATCGCGGTCTTAATGCGTCTGTTGTTCAAACCGCTGGTAGCACGGCAATCGGCAAGTCCAAGAATGCTTTGGACGGCGACACGCCCGCAACCACGAACACGCTTCCTCTTCGGATTCTCGACTTTGTTGACGGA